AGGGGTCCCGCCAACCAAATGACATAAAACCCACGTTAAGACATTTATTGGAAGTGAAAACTTTGATTTTTGTACGCTAGGTAGTGTAACAAAAACGCTCATTTTAGTTACAACATTGGTTTTATGTAGCGTTAACCTTTATTTGTCCAATTTACCTGTAACAAAATACTGTATCATCCAATTTACCTGTAACAAAATACTGTATCAAAAATAATTCGTAACATTATTTATCAAAACCCTTTTTGTTACAATATAAATCCTTTTATATCAAGCTTTTTTTCCTTAGCGTGGGTTTTATGTTAGTGCGTTGGCTGTACCCCAACAAGTAATCTCATGAACAGCGGAATCATTTGAACAACTATATAGCCAATCCCTGCACGACTTATTAACGAGAAGCCTCGTTCCTGGCTACCAACCATAATGAACAGCCCGCCGCATAACGCTACAACGGATGCAATTGGATAGGAAACTGCTTTAATCAAGAAAATAACCGGCTCAAACGCATTTACAATACGATTGTACAGTTGGCCATCTATATAATTTTTTATCTTCCCATCGTTGGACTGCACATCTTTAAATACTTCATTCACATCTGGATTATTTCCATCAGCAAATACGTGAGGAATATCTATAATGTTGCTGAATATAATAGCACTACCGATTACTATACTTACTCGCACTGCGACAGGTGCGTATTTTTTTGCTTTCTTTTTGAACAAGCTCCACTTTTTCTTTGCCCCGTAGTTACCATCCATAAAATCTTTGATGCTCATTGTCTCTGTTGCCATATGGACCATCTCCCTATTTTTAATGGAAATCAGTAACTGTAAATATGTTGCAATCCAATCCCTCGCAAAGCTTCTCTAGCTGTTTTCTGCGGTATTCCGTCGTGGTGTACCAAATAAATTTAGGCGCCTTCTCAAATACGTTGCATTCAATTAATTTGCGATATTTCTGCATCTTGATACGGTTCGCACTCATCTTTTGCTCGTGATCCACCTCCACGATGTGATAACGGCCATTATCCGTAAATAGTGCATCTGCAATTATGGAAACGATACCTTTCACGTTCATTTTAACTTCCTGCTTCCACGTTTTCGGGCATTCATAAGCGATGTAGATGTCATTTCGCATTATATAGTGGCGAAATTGATTCGAACGCTTGAGTATTTTCTTACTCCCGATACGTTCGCGCCCTTCTTTATTGAGATAGTACACCTTCTCCCCATCCCTAAAGCTAGACACATATTCTTCAAGACTTTTCATCACACGCGAAGCATTCCTGTCACCGCCAAGATCATGAAGTACCTGGATTTGCTTTCTACTAAGAAAGCCGAGTTTCTTCAAGCTCAAGAGTATACTTTCCATTCTCGCTTCCTTCATGGCTAGTTTTTGCATCTTCATGCTCCTTCCTCGCTCTTATGTTGATATGTGGCTTTATGATATTATCAATTTGTTTATTATCGATATAAACCGTCTGTAGGACCTTCTTCTCATTTGTTTGGTATATTGCTCTCCCTTTTATGTTAGGAAGACTCTCTGCACCGCCCTCATCAAGTACAGCTCGACTTCCCGCTTCTGTCTGCAATCTAAAGCAAATACGAGCGCCTATATTTTGTCGTAACTGTGATGGCAAAGCTTCATTTGTTGGGTATTGCGTCGCATATACCAAGCGAAATCCCGCTGCCCTGCCACGACGACCTATATCTACAATGATGTCCCTGCACTCCTGATATGGGGCTATGTCGGCTGCTTCATCGACAATTACAAAGTATCGCACTGGATCCCCGGCTTCTTTTATATCTTCGTATCCTTTTTCTAGTAAGTATTCGTTTCTAGCATTCAGTTTATCTTGCAATTCCCTTAGAGTCTCTAGGGCTTCCTCTGGATTCTTCGCAATTGATTCGACTTGATTTAGGAATCGGTATCGGTTGAAAGAGAGACCACCCTTCAAATCGATAAGGAATAGCTTTATATTTTCTGATTGGTTGCGTACCAGTGATGTAATGATGAGTTTCAATACATTCGATTTCCCCATATCCGTCATACCGGCCGAGATCATATGTGATAACTGGTCAAAGTCGTGTTTTACTAATCCATCCCTTGTATAACCAATAGGTACCTCCCATCCTCTGCATTGTCTCATCATATCTTCTTCAAATTTAACGTAATCAGGAATCCCTTTCTCATAAACTCGTATTTTCAGCAATCCATCGTAAGACAGCTCAATTTCCTTTCTAACGAGTTTTTTCTTGTTTATGATGTTTTGTATTTGTTTTAAGATATCTTTTCGCAAACGAAGAGATTTGAAGTCTGCTAGCTTAAAATCGTAAACTTTGCTCTTATGATTTAATCCATCCTCTAAATGCTGAATCTTGTGTTCAAAATCGGAGAAGCTAAGACCAAGCGGAATCCTATACGCATATTCAACTCCCCAATCATTTCTCGTTTTGCGAAGCAGTTGTATAGTCCTGGTCTCTTTTCCTTCTTTTACTTTTAATCCGCAGTTCGCGCAAATCCTTTGAATCTTGGAGGCATCGTTAGTTGCTCCTTTTTGATGCATTTTCGCAAAAAGAATTACACTACCAACAGCAGCAGAACTTAATAACTCGAATATCAAAGCGTGACACCACCTATCTAGATGTATTCTGCAAGAATAGTCCCTGAAGATTAGAAGAGATAAAAACAGCTATGAACCATTGAAAATACTAATTTTGTAATGTCTAAAGCAATATTCTGTGAGCGAATTCTATTTGGAATAGAGAAAACGAATTTTTAAAAGGCTATCAATTTGGAACTGAGAATCGTAATTTGTTTGGTATGGTAAAAGGTATTGAGTACTGTTTGGCCTTTATGTCAGTTTTTTTCTCGCGTTTAAAAAAATGACGGAAAGGGCAAGCTATTCATGAGGTGGTAAAGGTGTTTGGATTAGGTAAAAAACGGAGCAAATTTGGTAAATGGCTAGACAAACAAGGGATCACACAAGGGGAATTGGAGAAGGCTGCTGAGTTAAGTAGGGGCACTATTTCGAAAGTGTGTAATGATAAAAAGTACAGACCTAAGTTTTCAACTGTATCCCAAATAACAAGGGGATTAAAGAAGTTAGGAAAAAACATAAATGAAAATGATTTTTGGATGTAGCTTCGTGAAAAACGGAGCTATTTTTATTCTTTTAAAAGAACGTATATTCTGTGTGATAAGAACAAAAAAACGGAATAGCATTAACAAATGCATTCCGATATGATTAGAAAAAGGAGAGATGAATATGACGAAGGATATAGTAAGAAGAAATCAAGCTGGAGCTATTATTTATGATAATATCAATGATTTTGAGTATTTGAACATACCTATGATTCTTAAAGAAGAAGACGCGCCAGTATATGAAGTTCTTAGTGTTGGTACTGCCGGAAAGGACGACGTTGCAGCGGTTTCAATGGATAGAATTACAATGTCAAGGACCGTCATACAAGTAGCAACAATTAAAAATAGTGATGGGAGCGTTAAAGCGTATCGCTTACCAATAGAATTAGAAAAATGGGTTCAGCACTGTATGAACGCAGTGTTAGAAGGATACAAACCCTTCCCAAGAAAAGTGGCGTTTGGAATTATTAATAATAAATATTATGTTGAATTCAAATAAAAAAAGGCCGCCCAACAGGACGGCTCTTATTTTTTTACTTCACATACACATAGGCTTCATTTGCAGTAATATAGTACGTTTTACCTTTACTATTGTGCACTTTATATTGCGGGTATCCATTGACGTTTATTTTTGCATCAATTGTAAAACCTAAACCTCCATCTACAGAACCAGCAACATCTTTATCCTGCCAAGATGGAGCATCATAGAATCGTAAATTATTAACTTTAGAAATAACACGCTTACCTACAATTGATGAATCTACTGTGCTCTTCTTACTAAACTTCACATAAGATGGATCGTTCTTAATCCATTGTTCTCCACCAAGATTTAACCAGCCATCCTTTTCACCCCATACAACATACGATTCCGGTTTATTTAACTGGCGAATCTTAGAATAGCTTGTACCAGGTCCTTTACGTAAATTTACGTTGTAACCTTCAATATAAGCAATACCATCTGTTACAGCCGTTGGAACTTCTGCTGGTTTAGATGGCTTATCAGGAACGGAAACTTCCACACTAGAATTATTGTATGCTCGTTGTACATCAGCGCGGAATTGAGCTTCTGATACACCATGAGACTTTAAGTAATCAAGTGGGTCTTCATGATCAGTTCCACCAAGATATTTTGTAACATCATAGTGAGTCCATAATCCTTTTTCTACAGATAATCCACGATCACGAAGGATTTTAGCCAATAACTTAACGTACTTATCATAGCTTCGTTTGAATTTCTCATAATCACTTGTTTCGCATAATTCTACGTGAACAAATCGTTTATTTGCTCCTGGTCCTGCGCCATAGGCAATGTATTTCGTATCAGCAATTTGGATTGTTTCATTCCAATCAACTGCATAATGCACGAATGCTGAACGCCACGTACGAGACTCATACTTTTGAATATTAATAGCTGGCGCTTCAGGAGTTGCTGTAGAATGTGCTACAACGCCCTCATAAGCACCTACACCATTACGGTATGGTTGTTTCGGTAAATCAGGAATAATCAGTGTTCTATCCGCAAAAGCACTTGTTGCAATGGATAAAACTAAAATAACAGCAAAGAGTACAGAAGAAATATGTTTTAATGTTTTTTTCATTTTATATCAGCATCCTTTTTCATAATTTTTGTGTGGTCAAATAATCCACTTGCTGATAGACCAATGATGATTCCTTGAAATACATTTGTTTTGATATCTCCGTCCAAAAATAAAACGCCTAGCACAATGCCAAGCGTTAAATTCAATAACGGAATATATTTTGTTTGTAATCCAATTGTTTTTACGATTTGTGAAAGACCAACTACAATTCCAATCATTACAGCTAAACTCACCATTACATACCACCTCCTTTCATTAAGAAAGTGAGAATGCCGCCGACAATTCCACCGACAATAAGTCGCAAAATCCATGTGGTATTGGCGCTGATTTTATCTAACTGTTTGTTGATATTGATAATGTCTTTCTCGTTACCTGTTGTCCGCATTTCTAAACTTTTAATTTCCAAGCGAATGTCCTTAATATCTTGCTTTATTTCTTGAACATCACTTCTTACTTCTTGTAACCCTTCCACTTTGACCACCTCATTTCAAAATAAAAAAGCCTGCTTCTGCACGCTTCGGTTTGTTGCTAAATCAGTAATTATAATGAATTCCCTGGTAATGGGATATTTGCAATTAAATCTTCTCTTCCGTTTTTAATTAAATATGAGTCGATACCGCTTTTTAAGTCTGGACGCCTTGAAACAACATAAGCGTATGTGTATACTTCATCAATAATCCTTTGAGCTAAATAGTTTGCCATTTTACATACCTCCAAGCAATAAATCATCCAGAGCTTGTTGTGTTAAGTCCTGTTTCCTTTTTAGATTTTCTAACTCCGATGTTTTTTCTGGTTGTGGTTCTTCAGGCTTAGGCTCAACTGTTTTCACCCATTTCCCTTCCTTGAATACAGGCTCGTAAGCTAACCACGGGCAAACCTCTAAAGTACAGTTTTCAGGGATGTCAGGCTCATAGCCTACAATGACATCTTCTTCATATGGTACTTTAATAGCTTCATAATCTACACTTGCCATTACACAGTCAGGACATTCATATTTGCTGATTACTGGTAACTCTTCACCTGTCTCTTCGTCAATCTTAGGCTTGTACGGATTGGTGAAGCGCGCATAACTTTTCTTCTGTAACAACTTCTTTCTGTTCTTCTCTGTAAAACGTTCGTTTCTCGTAAATCGGCTTTTCATCAATTGGAATCATCTCAGTGAACTTTCCGTTTTCGTCATAACAATAACCGTATTGTCTAGCCATGATCTTTCCTCCTTTTAATCTACTACATACGAGATTGTGAAATTGAAATCTTTATTTACTAGAGAGTTACCAACATTCGCTATTTTTACTTCACCACTAGTTCCAATGGATAGCGCACCCACTGTACCATCGTTAGCTATGATATTGTGTGATACAGTCAATAGTGGTTTCATACCCTCAGGCATCATGAATACAGTATTAATTTGTTCGTTTTTTCTTCTTACGCGCGCTCGTAAAGTAACGGTGTTCCCTCTTCGATCCGCAATAACACCATCACTGGTTGTTAACTCAGCATCAGCCGTTACAGTGATTAAAGCCCGTGTATCTTTATCTTTTGTCACAATATTTGTTTTAGCCGCTTGGAGTCTAAATTCATTTGACTCGGGAACGTATAACCAAACAGTTTTCTGATTCTTCCTGTCCCACATAGCAATATTTCCAGCACTAGTTTTTTGGATAGCCACTTCTGATTTTTCATCTTTAAAATTAATCTCCGCATTCGCACTAGACAATACAAAAGTACCCGTCATTGTATCTCCTGTTTTCTTTAGAAGATTGGATGCAGAGTTTACTGTGAATTCTTTAGTGGCAGGATTGTACGACCATACGACTTGATTTTGTGCAATATCATAAAATGAAAATATTCCTGATGTATTGTTCCGAAATAAAATATCGTTAGCGGCATTTTTAAATCTGAGGTCACCCGCTTCAAATATCGTCGTTCCTGTTATCGTTCCACCTGTAGTTTTTAACAGGTTTGTATCTGACAAGACTGTAAATCGTTTAGCCACTGGGTCATATTGCCACACCCTCGCAAGGTTTTTGTAGTCATATAAGATAAGTGCCCCATCTGTAGCGGATTCTAAACCGAATAAAGCTCCAGTAGCATCCCTCCAACGATAACCTTTACTCTTAGACCCGACTGAAATATCCATGTCAACATTACCCGTCATAGTACCGCCTGACTTTGGTAATGCTCCCTTCGCTAATTCACCTGCTGCAATAATGCCGTTAATATCTACACCTTCAAGTTTCTCCCCTGCTTCAATTGCTTTTTGAATAATTGTAAATTCATTTGTGGACTCAACTGCTTCATCGCTTGCCAACGAATCATTTACTACAAAAAAGAACTTTTGTGTATCAAGGATTCTATCCTCTTCCTCAATATGGATCTGTGCAATTACATTACCAACTGAAGTCAAAGTTTGAGTCTTTAATACAATTTGATATTTCCCCTTCATTGCATTAATCGGTTGGCAATCGTTTTGGAATACACGAGTTCCATCCGGTTTTCTAAATGACATCCGCACCGATTTTGCTTGGCTTAAATCAAGCTCCGCACCTTTATTTGTTATTGTTACTAATAATTTAGCGGAGTTTCTATCATTTTGAGAAAAGTGGTTGGAATAAGTTGTTGATGTATCATGTACTAAATCTACGTTAATTTCATAGGTCTTGAATGTCATAAAATCACTCCTTTATGCAAAATAAAAAAGACCCATACTATGGTCTTAGTTTCTAATAATGTTATTTATTTGTGCGAATTCACGCTGCAATAGCTTTCTTACATCCAAACGTGTTGTTCCAAATGTTACTTTTAACTCCCGTTTGTTGTTCTGATACACCTCTTCCACATCTGTAACCCTAGCATCCATTTGAACACCGATTTTATCATCTTCACATGTTACGATATCCCCAAGTGTCCAATCCTTTTCATATTCCATTCCAGGTTTTTCAGTGACATAAGAAACAAATGAAACAATCTTACTAAATTCATTTTCTAATTTTTGTTTCCCACGATCTTTAAGCATCTTTATAATTTCAGATTCAGGTTTCTCTTGCTTATCTTCGGTTTGATTACTTATATCTCGAGCATCGATGAACACTTCTTTACGAGCAAGTCCAGTTGCTGCTTCTGTATACGTCTCAACAATTCGTCTATCCTCACCTTCACCCTGCCCACCAACATACGCTGTGTTTTTATAACTGGATGTATCTTTTTCAAATTCTCTTTCCAAGACATTTTCTAGACTTGTTGAAAAGATAACTGGCGGATATGTCTGTTGATTCCTAGTCAGATTTTTCCCTGCTTGTACATCAAACACAAATTGCCTTGCCTCTTCATCTAAATAAACATCCCAACCTAATCCAGAAGCCAAAGAAATTTCCTTTAGCTGTTCTGCTAAATTTTTAAGACGGCTTTCGACTTGAAGATAATTACCACGTTTCTGGTTTGCTTTTAAAACTAAATTTGGTATCAGTCGAGCGGAATCAGACGGATACACAGCATGTCTATCTACATAATGTTTCATAACCGTTTCAGCCTCAGCGTACCTTCTATCATGAGTTGTATGAGAAGGTGGTATAATAATTCGATTTCTCAATATTGCCTTAATCTGATAGCCCTTAACGGTTCTTATATCATTCTTATCAATATGATAGCTAGTAATAATACCCGCGCGTTTTTCATCAATTAAAATGAAATTGTCGTCAAATAAAGCTATTGCATATTGCGCATCATTCGGAATTTCGAACTCAAACGTCCCAACATCTTCCCAAACTCTCTTAAAAGTCAGCGACTCATAATCATTAATTTCTCCGATTTTTTCTAATTCTGGTGTATATATAATCATGTTTTACCCCCTTACAATCTTGATGGTCTGAAACAAAACTCCGGTATAATTACTGTACTTGTCTCCGAAAAAATACTTGTAAATCGTAAGGATCCGTCTGGATGTAAATATAAGAATTGCGCTTTCCCATCAGAACCCCATGCAAATACCCCCTGAGCTTTTGAGGGCCCAACGGGTAGTTTGCAAATATCTTTATTTGTTCCGTAAACTCCACCGCCACAAGTTCCCTCTACGTGATAGACTCCGTACCCATCTACCCAGTATCTAAGAGGATTTCTGTAGTCACTCACCATCATATCCGACCAATAATTTAAATAATTAGGTACCATTTTTACACCTAATTGTTTTTTTGCATATAAACCTGTTTGCCCTTGTAAATCACAAAAACTACGATCATCTGTGATTTGTGTACTATCTATATAAGCCTTGCCTTTGGTAATTCGAACTTGCGCAATCGGTAATTCATAGATAATCCCACCATTGTTCATGTCATCTTGCTGTAAAGCTGGTGGCACTGGAACATCTGCTATAGCACCTTTTTTTATCATAAGATTAATCGATCTAGTCGCAAGATTTAACTGTAAGATAATCCGATCTATACGATCTAGCGTAGTATGTGCTGGGTCGTGAGTAAAAATCTTTACTCCATCTATAATGTATCCCCTGCCGCATATCACAGCACATCCTTTATTTACAACTACTTTCATTCCGTTAGTCAACGGTCCCATACTCAACTCGTCCATATAGCCTTTTACGACCCCAGTCCCAAAAAACATATCAAATAATTGAGCGAAATCACTAGAATTGTATAATTTATCGTCACCATCAAAGAAAAAAGAACGCTCTCCTGCCATGCGTTCTCACCCCTTTCCTTTATTTTATATTCCTATATATCTTTCTCTGAAACGTATTATAACTGTGGCGCTTTCTCTGCCTGCATTTGCACTATAATCTAGTATATTCAGTCCAATTTGTAATCTAAATTCATTCAATCGTACTCCTGGAGCAATCCAGTTGTATGCGTTTATTCTCGTTCCATCACTTTTTATTAGTTCTACTGTGTTATGCCCATATGCTGTATTGATTTCAAGACGTTCTCCTGCAAGAATATCCCGATTGATTTGTACAGATTTCATCGTTGTAAGATTCGTGATTTTTGGATTTGTACAAGGCCCAAACACCTCTATTTTAACGGGCGTTTCAACATCACTATTATTGATTACATTCTGTTTTTCCCCCTTGTACCCAAACTGCACTTTAGGACGGAATGAAAAAGGGAAACTAAATACCGGTTCCCAAGATAATAAAGGTACTTCAATATCCGTTTCGTTCTTCCAATACGGGTCTGGTGTAGTAATGTGAAGCAATCCTTGTTGTAAAATCATGAATTGTTCATCTTCTACTCTGTACTTAGGTAGATTTTCAATAATAATTGTGTTTTGAAATGTACCATGTGGCATTTGTACAGTGACTGTGAATGGCCCTGCCTTTGGATTTAACACACGATTTAATTTCCTGCGTAGTTCGAACAATTCTTTGGCGTTAGATGCTTCGATATAAAATTCAAGTGGATACTGCATCCCTTTCATCGTTACCGAAACAGGTGTAAAACCATCTTGCATATATCCTTGTGTTTGAGAAAATTCAGCTTCACTTCCCGACAGATCAATTGAAGTAAGGACATATGGTAGCAATGGTCCGAATTCCACTTTTTCTAGTCTTTGATTTTCAATTATCACTCGCTTGCTCATGATGTCCCTCCCCATGCGAAAGCAACTTCATTTAACACTCTTTGCTGCTGTCTAATCACTTCTGATGTGTCTTGATTATAAAAATGATTTACGATTTGTGCCGGCTGCCTTGTTGGTTTATCCTGGTTATTGTTGCTCTGTCTATATTGAACAACATTCGGGTTATCGGATAATATTTTTCTCCATCCAGACAGATTACCCAAATCATTGATTGAAAGACCTTCAAAACGCTCCATTTGACGCCCGATTTCCGATACCATCTTGCGCATACTCTCAGGAATGTGTGTTATCCAATCGTTTTGCCAATCTCCATCTTCAAAAATTGCATTAAAATACTTTGTTAGTGGATCATCACCTTTAAAACTAAATATTTCTTCTGGTTTAATAGAACGAATACCATCCATAGCATCCGATACTGTATCTTGCAAAGCATCTCGTACTACAGAATATTGGCTTTTAATTCCTGTAGCAATACCTTGCGCCATACGAACCCCAGCAAACGCTAAATTATTAGTATGTAGCGTATTTACAAGGGACTTATGGGCATTTTCTCCAAGAGTACGACTCTCATCTTCTGCCATGTAGGACATTTTTCTAATACCAAGCGCGAATCCCTCACTAAAAGGCTTACCACCCTGATCACGTGTTAATCTCGATGGAGAGTTTACATGAAGTGTAGCCTTTAAAGCCGAAAATGCACTTTGAGCTAAAGCTGCTGCTACATTTTTAACATTCCATTCTCCATTAGAAATACCTCGAGCAAACCCACTAGAAAACGCTTCGCCAGGGCTAATAGAACTAACACTTTTCAGACCAGAATTACCGCTTTCCGCTACATTAGAACCACTTGATCTCGCTTGACCTTTTGTATTTTCCATACCTTGGGCAAACTGGCCACCACCTTTTTGACCTTGTGGAGTACCATTGATTGTATTAAAACCAGTATGAGCCGAATTAACAGCCTCTAGAGCACTGCCCCTGATATAGCCTTTTTGATTAACAATACCGCTTCCAACACCTTGTCCACCTTGATTTCCTGCTGGGTTTCCGTTAATAGTACTAAAAGCTCCATGAGCGCTAGCAACAACCTGTAAAGCACTCCCTTTGATATAACCATCTTGACTTATTATTCCTTGTCCTAATTGGCTACCACTCTTGTTTCCACCGCCACCATCTGTAGTACTTCCCATAATACTTTCCACAGCTTGTTTCTTTCCTGTTGCCGCATTCTCAGGAGATGTATTACCAGAAATACCATTAGCTTGTGTTTGACTAATATCAAATCCAACTTGCGTTAAATCTAACTTTGCACCATTTTTAACTAGTAAAGCTATTGCTTTCGCCGCAAGTTCAGCATTAATGGATCCATTCTGCATTCCTTGAACGAGTGTCTGCACATTAAATTGTCCAGATTCCCCCAAATCCACTTGAACATTACTTTTAATGTCTAGTCCCATTGTTTGTGCAACTTGTGGTATAGATAACGCGCCGATTTGCATCCCGTTAATTAAAGTTTGAATGTTATTCTGACCTTCTTGAGTTGTATCTACATTCACACCATTTTTCACTTGCTGTTGGAAGAACTGAAATACAGTATCAAAAGATAAGGTTCCGGTTTGAAGTCCTGTAATCCATGAATCCATTGTCATTTGCCCGTAGATTCCTAAATCAATTGTGGTATTACCTTGCATGTTTTTACTTAGAAACTCTCTCACTTCACCAGTATCTTTTGTTTTAATACCATCAATCCATTTTTGCATAGACTCAATACCACTTTGTGATAGGTCCACTTTATAAACTTCTTTCAGTTTATTGGCATTTGCTATTGCTACAGCTGAAGAATCTAATTCTCCCTTTTGAAGCTTCTGTAAAAATGTATCAATTGTGAATTGTCCAGCCGGTCCTAAATCAATTTTCATTTTGCCGTCAATTTCCTTTGCCATTGATTCGGCTAATAATCTTGATGATTCTGTACCCTTTTGCAATTCAGAAAGATACATCCCTATGCTCTCAATTTTAGATTTACCATATTGCAACTCGTATCGAAGTAACTTATCTTGATAATCTTTTTCAGCTTTTTCTTGATCACTCCTAAAGCGCTGCTCCAAATCAGCCGATTTTTCACGGAATCCATATGCCGCTTTG